GTAGGCCTTAGTGATTGTTTCCATGCTAGTTACTGGACCGATTCCGTTGTAGGCTGCTTTGAGTTGAGCTAGTTGCTTAGTGTTCATAGTGTTTCTCGCTTTAGTTAGGTTGTTTGTTGTCTTGATGGGTTCATTATACAGCCTGGGCAAACCTTGTCAACACTTATTTTCAAAAATAGTTAAATATTCTCCCAGGGTGAGTTCGCTGCTATCCACCTGGTCCAGTAGATGCAACTGCTCCGCGGGGGTGAATCCATTTTTGCCCAGGTAGTCCGCGAGCTTATCAAAAAGGATCCGGGCTTCCTCGGGTTTATTGGGTAGATATTTGACCTTACGGTCCCGGAGGTCGTGGGCCGTTTTCATAGCTTGGTCACCCTAAGGATTTTAACAAACCTCTCATTACTGAATACATTAATGGCGTACTCATATTCCTCCTGGGTGTATTGCTTGACCTGGGTGGTCCCGTTGGGCAGCAAATACTGGATCTCATAAGCTTTCATGATTCACCCCCGACCTTGAAAGACTTAATGTGAGATTCCTTGTACCAGCTATCGATTGACTGGGAAAAGGTGAAGTGTTTAGCGATACCGTCGCCCTGGTAGTTGCCGTTCATATGTCCCTTGTAAAGCTGGACCATCTTGGGGAGCCTGGTAGATTTCTTTTTAATAATCTCCTGATTACCCTGGGCGTCCACTGCTAGAACCTGGTACCCGCCTTTTATTGCTACTGCGATCACTGCTTCGATTTCGTTGATTTTCATAATGTTCTCTCTTTAGTTAGGTTGGTTGTTGTCTTGATGGGTTCATTATACAGTGGTCGACGTCCTTGTCAACACTTTATTTCATTTATTTTAGAAAGCCTCCAAGATTTCGCCGTAGTTTGCAAACTTAGCTTTTGCAGCAGCCAGTACCATCTTCAAAATCTCGTTGCGCTTCGTGGAATCTTCGTGGGTCAGATATCCGTTAATCTCGTGGTCCAGGTCGATGATGTGAAGCTGCTCGAGGATGGTAGCCGTACCTACTTTAGACGCTAGGATGATAAGAGCACCAGTGTGATCGTTGTTGTCGGTGTTCTCGGCCATGGCGCGGATGGTAAGCTTAGGTAAGTTTTTCATAATGTTTCTCGCTTTAGTTAGGTTGTTTGTTGTCTTGATGGGTTCATTATACAGCCAGGGATATTTGTGTCAACACCTAAATGCGTTTTTATTTAAATTAATTTCGACAAAGTCTTCCTACTATATATACAAGGTCCAAAAATACCCTGAAATCCTAAAAGGAGGGAATATGGATACCAACCAAATGGAGAAATACTATGACACCTACAGAATTCAGATCTATCTTGCTCGACTATAACCCCGACAGCCCCGCTCAGAAATTACGAGTGGAGGGCATCCTCAGACGCCAGCCGACGTTAATGGCTGTATACCTGGCTGTCGTACATGCGTGATGCTGGCCTCTTCGTGGGGCATACGTCGTGCGAGGCGTGTGGCTCATCAGATGCCAATGCTGTGTACGACAACGAAGACCACCAAACTACATACTGCTTTGCATGCCAGGCAGTTGGACGACCTACTGAGGAGATAACTATGGAGGGGTTCGAGAAAGTAGACACATCAGTCCCCCAGGTACCCTCAGAGGTCCGTGGGTTCCGTGAGCGGAAACTCACCAAGGCCGCTGCAGCGTTCTTCGATATAACCGTTAAGACCCAGGGCGATATCATAACCCACCATTACTACCCTTATACAAAGGATGGCCAGGTAACCGGCTATAAGGTCCGAGAGGTTGAGGGGAAGGTCTTCAAGGCAATCGGTGATAAGAAAAATACTGAGCTATTTGGCCAGTCTAAGTTTAGCCAGGGTGGGAATAAGCTGGTCATTGTTGAGGGTGAGCTGGACGCGGTAGCAGTCGCCCAGTCAATGCTCGACGAGTATAAGAAGGTTTTCCCGGTGGTCTCGGTTCCCGATGGTGCCCAGAGTGCCGCTAAGGCGATCCTCGCCAATAGGGAGTGGGTAAGGTCCTTCCGGGAAGTGATTGTGATGTTCGATATGGATAAACCTGGACAGGATGGCGCCAACGAAGTCGCCAAGATGATTGGTGCCGATAAGGCTAAGGTCGCGGCACTGACTAAAAAGGATCCATCAGATGAATACCTGGCCCTGGGGTCCAAGGGTATCTCCAACGCCATTTGGAATGCCGCATCATGGCAGCCAGCGGGCATTATTAACGGCAAAGACACATGGGAGACATATCAAAATGAAAAAGATGCAGAATACCAGGACTTCCCTCCGTTCCTCGAGGCGCTTACTAAAAAGATTCACGGAACACGTAGCGGATCTATTACGATGCTTACATCAGGTACTGGATGCGGAAAGACAACATTTGTTAAGGAAAACATATATCACATACTCCGCACTACTCAGGACCAGATTGGACTTGTTAGTCTGGAGGAGAGTACGAGCGAAACAGTTCGCGGATTCCTATCCCTCGATTTATCTAAGAGGGTCGGACTCCCGGGCGTCGAAGTCAGTCTGGAAGACGAAAGAGCCGCGTTTGATCGTACCTTGGGTACTGGTCGGATTCTTATGCTCGATCATCAGGGTAGCTGTGAGGATAGTTCTCTGGTCGACAAGCTGGAGTTCCTGGCCCTTAGTGGTTGCAAGCATATTGTTTTGGACCATATTACTATCGCTGTCTCTGAGTCTCGTGATGGCAATACTAATTCTGCTATTGACGCTCTGATGTCCCAACTCCTCAAGATCACCAAGCGCCACGATTGCCATGTAATGTGCATAAGTCACTTACGGAAAGTGGGCGGGGGTGATAAATCATTCGAGGACGGTGGCGATATCAGCCTGGACGACCTTCGAGGGTCTGGATCCCTTAAGCAGGTATCAGCCCAGGTGATAGCATTATCGCGTAACCTATCCGCCGAGTCCGACCTGGAGAGACATACCGTCAAGGTAAAAGTCCTTAAGGATCGATGGACCGGTGCTACGGGTTGGGCGGGGTGCTTTCAGTTCGATAGCAACACAGGACGCCTCAAGCGAGCAGATGGCGCATTTGATGACAACGGTTTCACCTCGGAGATCCAGGGTGAACTTACAACATAGGAGAATTAAATGGATAATATACTACAGTTTATTGCGCCCAGGGATGACCGTGAGCGTGATGTGGCTACCGGAAAAATGTTAATAGCTGGAGCAATGGACCACCTCGATATGGCCCTGGTGGACACCCTGGAGGCCCTGGAGGACGCTGGGGACTTGATGGGGGACGACTATATGCTCGACCCCTACCTATTACTAGACTCAATCGGAGCTATCTTCGAAAGTTTAGATATGGACCCACTGGAAAGCGTGGCATACGTAATGCTCAGAGATTGTTGCGATTACATGGAAATTATGGAGGAGGTACGAGATGAATGACCTAAAAGGTATGATCGACAAATTAAAAGCAGATGGGGAGGCCCTGGCAGAAACGAACCGAGAGCTTTCCAGGTCCCTAAACGATATCACCCCGGCAGAGTGGGACCGTGCAGCAGAGAATCACAGAGCCGTGACGCGGGATGCCCTGGAAAACATGTACGGAGTTAAAGAAGAGAAGCAGTGGGAGGCAGCTACCAGGGCAGCTATGGACATAAATAAAACAGACGACGTCCTCAACAGGGCAGCCATAATCTCACACCACGCAGCAATCGATACCCAGGTGGGTGGTAGCCATTACCAGCAAGGCGGTATTGAGCCCATCGATTTTATCACATCAAATCAAATTCCATTTTGCGAGGCCAACGTTATCAAATACGTATTCCGCCATAAACTAAAGAATGGGATTACCGATCTAAAAAAGGCCAAGCACTACTTGGAAATGCTAATTAACCAATATGAGGGATTATAAAAAATGACCGAGATGACAGGATATCAAAGATACATAGCCATGAGCCGATACGCCAGGTGGTTACCGGAGCAAGGCCGGAGAGAAACGTGGGAGGAAACAGTTGATAGATATATGGACAACGTGGTAGGAGACAAGGTGGACTCGGCGACCTATAACCTACTATCTGAAGCAATCCGAGACCTAAAAGTCATGCCCTCCATGAGAGCAATGATGACCGCAGGTGTCGCAATGGACCGAGACAACACTTGCGCTTACAACTGTAGCTATCTACCAATCGAAGACCCTAAGTGTTTTGACGAAGCTATGTTTATACTGTTGTGTGGTACTGGCGTTGGTTTCAGCGTCGAGCGGCAATACATATCGAGGTTGCCCGACATCCCGAATCAAATGTTCGACAGTGAGACCACTATCGTAGTCAGGGATTCAAAGGAGGGTTGGGCTAAGGCCCTACGCCAGTTAATAAGCTTATTGTACGCTGGTGAAATACCTAAGTGGGATACCTCACAGGTAAGACCCGCAGGCGCTAAGTTGAAGACGTTTGGCGGCCGCGCTAGCGGTCCTCAGCCCTTGGTTGATCTGTTCACCTTTACGTGTGAGACCTTCGTGGCGGCTAAGGGCACTAAGCTATCATCGATACAGTGCCACGACTTGATGTGCAAGATTGGTGAGGTGGTTGTCTGTGGTGGCGTTAGACGCTCCGCTATGATCTCACTCTCCAACCTGTCTGATGACCGTATGCGTCACGCTAAGTCTGGTCGATGGTTCGACAACAATGCACAGCGAGCTTTAGCTAACAACTCAGTCTGCTACACCGAAAAGCCCGACATGGAGACATTCATTCGGGAGTGGTCAGCACTGGTGGAGTCTAAGTCTGGTGAGCGTGGGATCTTCAGTCGTCCAGCTTCGAAGGCGCAAGCAAAGAAAACAGGTAGGCGTGATGCGGATCACGAGTTCGGCACGAACCCTTGTAGCGAAATAATTTTACGCCCCTACCAGTTTTGCAACCTCACGGAAGTAGTAGCACGACCCGAAGATACATTCGAGACACTCTCGGAGAAGGTTAGATTAGCTACCATTCTGGGGACTATCCAGAGCACCTACGTTACCTTTCCATACCTCAGAGATATATGGCACACCAACACCGCAGAGGAGCGGCTATTAGGTGTCAGCATGACAGGCATCATGGATAATAATCTGCTTACGTTTGCAGATGAGACTCCAGCGGTCCTGGAGGCGCTACAGCGTGTCGCTATCTCGACCAATGTAATTTGGGCGTCTGAGCTAGAGATTCCCGTGGCTACGGCGATCACCGCCGTAAAACCCTCCGGCACTGTGTCTCAGTTAGTCGATAGCGCCTCGGGCATCCACACTCGCCACTCCGATTACTACATTCGGACGGTGCGTGGAGATAACAAAGATCCGTTAACGATGTTCCTGAAAGACAGCGGGGTCCCTAACGAGCCCTGTGTCATGGGTGGACCTACTACTGTGTTCAGTTTCCCAACCAAGTCCCCGGATGGCGCAGTTACCCGCGACCACGTCGATGCTATTAAGCAGCTAGATATCTGGCTTATGTATCAGCGTAAGTGGTGTGAGCATAAACCGTCGGTGACTATCTCGGTCCGGGATGATGAGTGGATGAAGGTAGGGGCGTGGGTATATGAGCACTTCAATGAAATCTCGGGGGTCTCATTCCTACCCCATAGTGATCATAGCTACAAGCAGGCTCCCTACCAGGAGTGCACCAAGGAACAGTACGAGGCGGCGCTTAGCACAATGCCACCGACTATTGACTGGACACGGCTTCCAGAGTTCGAGAAGGAAGACACAACAAAAGGCAGCCAGACATTAGCCTGTACCGCAGGCGTATGCGAGATTGTCGACATCTAAAATAAATGAGGGGCCTTAGGGCCTCTCAAACACCTAACCAATACGAGGATTTATAATATGATATTACGTAACGTAGAACTAAAGTGGGTAAAGTTGGACCCAGCAAACCCTGATATGGGCTTTGATAAAGAAACCCCGCAGTGGAACCTCCAGGCTATCACGCGCAGTAAGACCCAAGCTGAGGAGTGGAAAGCCGCGGGATTGTCCCCTAAGCCAGACAGTGACGATACCGGTCTAATCTTCCGCATGAACGTGAAGAAGCTGGTAGAGCAGCGTAACGGCACTCCTAATAAGCCTGTACCAGTAGTCGGTGCGGACCTTATGCCCCTGGAGGATGTCTCGGTCATTGGTAACGGCTCCATCGGTAACGTGAAGATCCGAACCTTCGAGTATGATTTTAACGGTCGCAAGGGTATTGGCTGTCGCCTGGACGCGGTTCAGATCACTAAGCTGATCGAGTACGCATCTAAGGGGTCCGCAGCGCTCGAAGGGTTCGAAGCATTCGACGCGGATGATACCTCAACGGATGAAGACGATGCCTATTGATACAGCAGCAGTAGTCTTTGTTTTATACATGCTAACCATTATTTTTATGTGTTTAGGTTAGACCTCTGATGAGCCCTAACGGGCGAAACTGCCCCGGGTTTCCTGGGGTAGTCAGGTCAATGTGAAAATAATTTAAAATAAATGAAATAAAGTGTTGACAGGGAAACCGACTGCCACTAAGATGGGCGCATCAACACAGAAAACTACTTAAATAACTCGGAGATATATATTATGAATAACTTTAAAATCAAAACACTCGCAGCAGTCCTAGCCCTGGCATCTTTTGGAGCTCAATCAGCAATTTTACCTAATCCAGACAGTGCTACTAAAATCGGTTCAAAGGGAACGTTCGTAACTGAAGACCGCTGTTTGTTTACCAACGTAACCCCCGCGGTTATGGCCTACGACGGCAAAGGCACCTGGATCGTTACAAAGGTTGGTACAATTGATATCGAAGCTAAAGGCCAGAAAGTTATCGCGGTTACACCTGTAGGCACCTTAGTAGACAGCAAAACTGGTAAGACAGTCGCCTCGCAGATCAAGTATAATTATAAACAAGCGAAAAACGCCACCGTAGATAACGCTGATAACATCGTAGGCGTAGCAAGTAAGACTACAGACGACTTCTCTATATCAGTTATCGACATTGGCGGCATAGTCTGGAGCACAGAGACCGAAGCTCAATCTGGTGTCTTTAACACGACCGACGAATTTAACACTAAGTTTGAGCTTGGCGGTTATGCTGAAGTCGATGCAACCGCGGTAAAAGAAGAAGTAGAGTACTTAATCCAGCACGACGTTGAGTGCATACAATGAAAATCCTTTTAATCGCAATGGCCATGGTCTGCTCTAGCTTCACGCTAGGGCACTCCATGTCTCCTTCAAGCCAGGTAGTACAAGCGATTGGCAAATATCACGAGGAAGCATACACAATCCGAAACGACTACCCTTTCCCAGCAGTGTTTGAAATATTTGTTTGGGAAAAAGATCGGACTGAGTCGAACGATTGGAGAACGATAAAAAAGATTTATAAATTGCTTCCAAATTCGAAAAGACATGTTATAATAGAATTCAAGGCCACAGAGCAGAAGAAGCTCTTGGTATGTTCACGGTTAATAGGAGTTGGAAAAGATGCAAAACAAACTGACATTCGTAGTACTATTTGTTCTAGGCTTATCGTCAATAGCGCAAGCTGAAGAGCGAGTTCAAATCCAGAACGCATTTGGTAACAGCTGTAGCTCAGATAAGAGCTCAGGTAAATCTTTGGAGTTCAGCACTCAGATCGACCCTTTTACCCAGACTGGTAGCATGCGCATGGCTTACAAGATCGAGCTAGGTCGCGATAATAGTCGAAGCGTTAACTGTGTTCAGATGTACGATAACTCGCTTGCGATGGAAGCGATTGAGCTACGCAAGGCACAGATCGAACTGACCATCCTTGAGCGCAAGTTGATCCAGGGTAACAGCAGCAGCTCCTATGGCGACGACTGGTAGCCACTAACTAACTAAAGGAGAAACCATATGAAGCTAGTATTTGACCTGGAGACCAACGGTCTGCAGCCTGACACTATCTGGATGATTGCAGCAGAGGACCTGGAAGGTAATAAGTATTTCTTTACAGACCACGAAGACGGTTACCCCTCACTGCTCTCAGGTATTAAGTTACTAAAGCAGGCTGATACTCTTATCGGGCACAACACAATCTCTTACGACTTTCCGGTCCTTAAGAAACTAATGGGCTGGGAACCTACCACCCAGAAGCTCGTCGACACCATGCTCCTTTCCCAGATGAACGACTTCGAGCGCCCTCAGTTTGCCCCTTTCGCCAAAAGCGCATTCTCAGGCCTTCATAATATGAAGATCTGGTCTAAGTTCCTGGGGGGCGAAGAGAAGCACGAGGATCCTTCCTGGTTGGAGTACTCTGTCGAGATGCGAGAGCGCTGTATCTCCGACGTATCAATCAATGTCAAGATGTACCGCTATATGATGCAGGAGGTCCGAGCTATCCGCGAAGACTCTAAGCCATACGGCCAGGCTATTAAGCTCGAGCACGAACTGGCTCTGGCTATGGCGGACCAGGAAGCCAACGGCTGGCTCATCGACCAGGGGTCCGCAGCAAAGCTCCAGATGCATTGTGAAGTCGAGATGGCGAAGATTGAGCTGGAGGTTGAGCCTATGCTTAAGCCCCGCAAGATCTACCTGGACAAGGAACCCCGAGAGGCTAAGCGCCTGTTGAGCGGTGCCTGGGATCGGGTAACTCGCGACTGGTTCGGTGATAAAGAAGTGGTAAGCCCTTACCAGCGTTTTCGTGTAGTAGATATGAAGCTCGGCAATAACGAAGCCGTGATCGACCTACTGCTCGACAATGGCTGGGTGCCTACCGAATGGAACTGGGGTAAGACTGAAGAGGGTAAGTTCTTTAAGAGATCCCCCAAACTAACGGAGGACAGTTATGAAAGCATCGAAGGCGATCTTGGTAAGTCTGTCGCTATGTGGCGGACTTTACGCTCACGCAGAGGATTCATCCAGGGCATCTTTAAAAACATCCGCGCTGACGGCAGACTGTCGTGTCGCGCTTTTACTGTTGGCACCAACACTTTCCGATGCAGACACGCAGGGATCGTTAATGTACCCGGACCGTATGCAGTACTTGGCCAGGAAATTCGCAGTCTGTTCAGCTCAGCTCCCGGAAGGTCTATTGTTGCAGCAGATTCGGACGGCAACCAACTCCGAGCAATGGCGCACTACATTAACAACGCTGAGGTTAGCCACGCAATTGTAGCTGGGTCTAACGAGGACGGTACCGACATCCACACCCGCACAGCTAACCTGGTTGGCGTCTCACGTCCTATAGTCAAGAACCTGACCTATGCCCTTATCTTTGGGGCTGGTGATAGTAAGCTAGGTGAGACCGCAGGCATGAAGAGCGAAGGCGCAGCACTCCGTACCAAGATGGAGGGTGCATATGGTGGCCTGAAGCAGTGTGTGGACCAGCTCAAGTACCAGTGGATGGTAAACAAGCACACCCACGGGCGTGGATTCATCTATGGCCTGGACGGCCGTAGGGTCTACTGTGAGGAGTTTAAGTGCTTCAATGCCCTACTGCAGTGCTTCGAGGCTGTGACCTGTAAGGCGGCTTGTGTGGAGGCTGAGCGTATGATTAAAGAAGAAGGCCTGGACGCTAAGATCATTGCATTTTACCACGATGAGCTTAACTACGATGTCGCGGACAAAGATGCAAAAAGAGTAGGTGAGATCCTCGAGTACGCTTTGGGTCCCTATGTAACCAAGAAGTATAATTTAAACATCGCAATGGGCGGAACTGCTCAGCAGGGAAACACCTGGTACGATGTTCACTGATAAGGAGAGAGGTATGAAAGTATTAATCGACGCAGATGTTGTGCTGTACCTGGCAGTCTCCAGGAACAAAGAGGAAACCCTAGAGGATGGCATTCGACACTTTGAGGGCGTTATAAAAGATGTCCAGGAGCACCACTTCGTAGAGCCTGAGGATGTTGAGCTGTACTTCTCGAGTGACGGGGAGAACTTCAGGAAGAACGATTACCCAGTTTACAAATCAAACCGCAAGGGCAAAGAGCCCCCGCCATTTATGAAGGAGATAAAGAAACACTTCATGGATACGGATAGTAGAGCAGTTGGAAGCCCCCGTGGCGAAGCCGACGATTACCTCCTAATCAGGGCCGCTGAGCTCGAGGAGAAGGGGGAGCGGTGGGTAGTAGCGACTGTGGACAAAGATTTGATGACTATGCCTGGCAGGTTCTACAATCTACGCACACAGGAGTCCCTCTCTAAGACCGATAGGGAAGCCTACACCTTTATGGTCCAGCAGTTTGTAATGGGGGACTCCGTAGATGGTATCGGAGGTCTCAAGGGCTGGGGCAAAGTAAAAACAACTAAACTAATCAACGAGAAGGAGACGGTATATGCCAACTTCGAAAAAGCTAAACAAATCTGGGAAGAAAACTACGGCCAAGGTTGGGAAGAAAAGTTCGACGAAACGGCAAACCTTGCTTTCATTAGGCGACGTGAAGTCGATCTCCTCCCATTGGAATTTCACAAGATGTCGCCAGAAGGACTCTGTTCCCTGCTTCGGCTTCCTGTATCTGATTAAGGAGTTAGACACCGGGATGTACTACACGGGCATGAAGTACTGCACTACGACAAGCAAGCCCTGGCAGTACTACATCAGCAGCAGCAAAGAGCTGGTGGACCGCATCGGAGATTTCCCAGGGGACTACCTGGATAACTACGAGTTCCACTTCCTGGTAGCATGTGCCAACCGCAGCCAGACTAGGATGGCCGAGATGCATCTACAGTTCCAGTTAGACGTTATCCATGACCCTCTATGCTACAACAGGCACATAGGCGGGATGATGTGGGCTGGCGCGTCTAAGCTGTCCCAGGAGACCCGTAAGAAGATCTCAGAGTCCATGGGCGGCGCTACTATCATAGCTACCCATCAGGTCACAGGGATCCAAAGGGAGTTCGAGGGTGCCACTCAGTTGGAGTTATCGGGGTTTGATAAGGCTCACGTGTCCAAATGTATCAATGGGATCCGAAAGACCCACGGCGGTTACACCTGGGCATGGAAAGATGTGTTATGCTAAACTTTATCTTTAACATCCCACGAATGCTTTTGCTGTGGACCGCAGTGGCTTTAATGGCGGTAACCTGCGGGATTATCTACATTCTCCACCTCATCATTAGAGCATTAGTACACACTAAGAAGTAAGAAACACCCCATCTAATCGGTGGGGTATTTTTATTTAAAATAAATGAAATAAAGTGTTGACAGGGTTCCCCCAGGGTGTATACTAGGGGACATAACTAACCAGGAGAACGAATATGAAAAACCTAATCTTAGCAGCGTCCCTATTAGCCCTTACAGCTTGCGGAGGCGGCGGTGGTGGATCTACAGCCCCTACGGCTTCAAAGCCCGCCACGGTACAACCAACTGCGCCTAAGCCTGCACCTAAGCCTGAGCCTACGTGTGGCACTGGTGAGTCTATGTACGCCGGAGAATGTGCAGTTGACTTCCAGGTAACAGTGCTTAACACTGATATCTACAAATCAGTAGACGGGAAGAAGTCCCACGGAGAAGAAACTGGTGAGATATTCGATGAAGTATTTGCAGGCGGAAACACAAAGTACTTAACTCACATACGAGAGGAAAGCGTAATCGGCACTGCAGAGGGTAACGTAAACCTGCACAGCCTACGCAATCAAGCGGCCGAGCCTATCGACATTCTTTGGACGGCTCACGACAACATAAGTACTCGCGCAGAGAACACGCTGCTTAAAATGCAAGAGTTTTCGCAGGAGATCCAAGATAGAGATATTTTAGTTATCTATAGCCTAGACAACATTACAGGGAAGGCCTCAAGCGATACCTGCGACAACGACTTATATAAATGCGAACAAATTGCGCAAGAGCTTATTACAAAAGAAAAGACTAAAGCGCAGTCTATCGCCGCTGCAGCTATTACCGGAAAAATGCATAGCGTAGATAATAAAGGGTTTGCGGTGGAGTTAGCCCACGCCTCAATCGACAAAAACGGTAAGTTTATGCCAGAAACGCTGTTTGTCCCTGAGGTCCAATGGACTTCGTTTGCAGCGGCTAAGCTAGGTGCGTATGCGGCTAAGCTAAAGTTCTACCTTAACAACGAGTGCCATTGCGACGTTTCAGCGATTGAGCTTCACGATGCTTTAATGGGTGAGTACTCCATGGATCGTGATATGCGGTTTAGAAGTAGCAATTTGCAGACCACCACAATTTCTGTTAGAGTTCTGGATATAAATAAAATTGATAAATTAGTAAAATAAACGGTTTGGGCTGTGTGCAAGGTGGTAAAGTGCTAGTATAATAGACTCAACAAAACAACCTAACCACTTAAAGCGAGAATATTATGACTACTTACACAAACAACCAGCAGCAAGCAATCAAGCTAATCCAAAACGTTATCCTGCGTGAATCTGATTTTGATTGGGGCGATTATTTTTGGGTTTCAGACTTACTAAAACTGCTAGTCAAAAACGGATGGAATGCCAAGCAAGCTGAAGGAACCGTTGGAAGCCTTATTGAAAAAGGCTTTGTAAACACTTTCGAAATGGTAGAAAACCCCAACAAAAACGATCGCCGCGAAATGCTTTACGTGGTACACTTCGACAACGACGGACAGGAGGGGAACTGATATGACTTACAAAACAAAAGAAGAAATCAAAAGAGAGACGTTAGTCGATGCGCTACTTGAGGCATCTTTTCTTTTGGTCTTAGCCGCAGGCGCGATAGGCCTTGTATTTGCGCTAGACGCTCTACTCATCCTTAGATACGGAGCATAAAAAACCCCCAGGAAGTCCATTACGGATTTCCTGGGGGGTTTTTTCGTTTACTTATCTTTCTTGCTGCTTGTTGCGTAGTCAATTCCTTTATTGAATAGA